CTCGATTACTAGACACTTTGATCTTGAATAACCATGTCGTTCTCCAAGATTGCCTTAGAGTTTGGAGGAGAGTCTGTGGACGTGGATGAGATAAGTAAGTGGGTGTCTGAGTTTGCGTACCAAGGTTATGATGCGAACAGAGTGATTGAGCTGATACAGCAGTATGGGAGGAAAAGGGACTGGAAAATGGATGTAAAGAGGATGATCGTGCTTGCTCTAACAAGAGGAAATAAGCCTGACAAAATGAGGAAGAAGATGTCAGCAGAGGGTGTTAAGATCCTTGATGAGCTTGTGAATGTCTACAAGCTAAAATCTTCCTCACCTGGGAGAGATGACCTAACTCTCTCGAGGGTTGCGGCTGCTTTTGCTGCCTGGACATGTCAAGCCACTGAAGCAGTGGAGAACTACATGCCTGTAACAGGAGCAGCAATGGATGAGGTCTCTCCTCAGTATCCCAGAGCAATGATGCATCCATCTTTTGCTGGGCTCATAGATCCTCAGCTAAAGCCAGATCAAAGGGAGCTAGTTGTAAAAGCACACTCTCTTTTCTTGATTAGATTCTCAAGAGTCATCAATGTGGCTTTACGTGGAAGGCCCAAATCAGAGGTTGAGATGAGCTTTTCTCAACCTATGAATGCTGCAATAAATAGCAATTTTTTGACTTCTGACAACAGAAGGGAAATGCTGAAAAAGCTGGGCATTGTTGACAAGAATGGCGATGTAGTGCCTTCAGTCATTGCTGCAGCCAGGGCTTATGACAAGGAGATCTGAGCTGCCTTCGGGACGGGATGGGTTGGGTTTGGGGTCGGGATAGTGGGTTGGGATGGGATGGGCTAGGGTTGGGGGTAGGGGGCTGGCAGCAGCTCACTTCAGAGTCTCATCAAAGTAATTTGCTGCTTCATCCATTAGCTCTTTGAGCATGGGGTCGTATTCTCTGGTATACTCTCCCATGGCTGTCAAGATCAACTCTGTCACAGGGGACAGTGGTTTGTCCTCACCTCTCTCTATTAGTGCTGCCTTCATCATCTTGACACACTGAATGTGACAGATTTCAGTGACTATGTCCCCTCCTGGGAATAGCTTGAGGTCCAGATCCATCCTCCTAGCTATATTTCTGATAAATCCATGCATTCTCGGGAAGGCACAGCAGAGACACATTTCAGTTGTAGCTGTTAAGAGCTCTGAGGCTATCATTGACTTTGAGGTCCAGTTATATCCAGGCGATCTGTTTCTCCAGTGGTGGAAAAACTGAAGAGATGGTGTTCCTGTGGGCCATCTCACTGCATCTAGCATAGACATCTCATCAAAAGATTCAAATATGTCTGTGCTAAAGTCAGAAATAAATTCAAAAATTCCATCTGGTGGTGGAGCTGAGCTTCTCACTTGAGATGGTCCATCACCCTGAATGAGAGTAGGCAGGTACCCTCTGTCGTAAAATTCATGAAAATCCAAACATGCCGAAGGCTCTGGCTTGAAGTGGTCAACAATGAATTCCAGGCCATGGTAGCAGGCAACAGGCTTGCTGACATAATTATTATGTGCCATGTAATACACAACACGTTTTTTTTCTGCTTTCTTAACCACAGGCCTATCAAATAGGTAGTAGTTCAGCATTGTCAAATTTGTCG